CCAGCATACACAATTCCAGCTGTAGTCTGAAGTGCATTTGGATTCATGATCTGCACACTGAATGCGGCAGGAACCATACGAGCAAAACCCCAGTCAGAAGTATTCATTGTTTCAAATGAAGTGAGTCTGGTGTTGCTTGATGCATTGATTGCGGTCCCCGAAGCAATAGAACCTTGGCAAAACGATGACGACCACAACTTTTGTGCAACTCTGCCATCGTAAATTGGACCGAATAGCATGAGAGCATCTCTTGATGTAAGGATCTGTGTGGTACGTACAACCGTATAATCACCAATAGCACGCGGAAGTGGGACGGAACAGGGATTGAAGGCGTCAAGTCCACTTTGGAGTGTGGCTTGCCTCGGGTTATCACCAAAGGGTGTTGATACCGAAACCGCCACATTTTGGGTGATGGCACGAAAACCGGCCACACCCTGAGAGACAACCTTCTTCCTCTTGCCTCCTTGTTTGTTTTTCTTTTTATTTTTATTTTTGGCCATTCTGGCCTCGCTTGTTGTTTAATTGCCTACTCTTGATAAGCAACAACCCACGCTAACGCTTAGTTTGTATGGGATTCGACCTCTTCAGGTCCGACTGTACATCTTGATGTACCAGTTCTCATACTGGCGCCCCCGTGCAGTCTGTCGGCACTACGTTTCGCCATTTGGACAGGTGCCATAGCACATTTACGATTGAACCCTAACCATCACATCCACCCTGCAGAGGGTGAAACCTCGAGATTTGACGGCACAACCGAAAATAACCTGTCAACCCCCTAAGGTCATCAGCACCTTTCATTAAAGTAAGAAATACTGACAAACCCGTAGGCGTAAACAGAGGCTATGGCACCTGGCCAAATGGCGTCACTTGGCACGGGAAACCCGATTTTGGGGGCTCTATACAACAAGACCCCATGGAGGACTCCAACCAGAGTCCAGAAACCGAGCACTACGTAGTTGGTCCAGAGGTAAAGAAACTCCTCTCTTCAATTGACCAACTTCATAGCAAGGGACAGAAGTGCTAAGTTTTTCTTCTGCTGCTCGCTGTTCCTGCGGTGTTATTCCAAAGGCATTATAAAACGACACTCGCGTCTCTTCAGCTACGTTTAAAGAGCGCTTGGAAATGCCCAGGGAATTCCAATACAAAGACCAGGCGTTTTGCTCATTCAGGGCAGGTCTTGAGGATTCCTTCCCTTCATGTGGATACTGACAAAAGTATTGGTACCAGATTGGTATTCCTGCAAGCCAAAGCCTACCAGCAACGCCAACTTCCCTAATCCAGTCGTCAATTTTACTCTTATCCACAAGAGCCACGCCAAACTTATTGAGATTGTCAATGTTTGGTACCATGATCCAACCATCAGGTGTCTTAACAGGATGTGACTGACAGAACTCGACTTTCTCAAGTTCATAAGCAGGGTCCTCCATAGTCATGGTAAATCCCATTTCTAGGAACCAATCTTTAAAAGACTCCTGACAAAAGTCTGCGTAATCACTTCCAGTCATTATGATTACAGCGTCGTCACCATTGTTGATTACACGCACATTTGCAATTCCTGCCACCTCAACGAGATAGACATATAGCAGGGCGCACATTATTATACAATTTCCTAGGCCAGTATTCATGTCTCCACTACTTCTCTGGCCCTGATCCTGATAAGAAACCTTGTGTTGTACACCTTCTTCATCTTGGGTGTACGTCGTCGCCTTTGTGTTGAGTTGCTGTTTCAACAACCACCTCAGTTCACTGAGATCTGGGTGATCTTTATACAGCTCAAGATAGATCGAATGCTCCCATTTGAGCACGTCTTTGCTTACGTGCTGATCAAATCTGGAAGCATCACAACCAATCCAGACCAATCCCGAAGAGGGAGATCCAGACCGATCTAAAACCATCTGTGAGGCTTCGACAATATTGGTTGCAACCTGTTCCGCATTCATTCCTTTCATCACGGTTGGTCCACCAAATAGGCTGGCTAATGCACTATACATAGGATGGGAGCCACCAAATCCTTCGATTGGTGATAAGAACATCCCGAGACGTAAATTATACTCGGGGCTCCTGGGTTGTATATTTCGCGGGACAGGATCTAACTTCTTGGTTAGATTTACTTTTTCAAACTTGATGAAATGGTTTATCCACGCTTGCATCTCCGACAGGCCAAACTTAATGTAACTTGACATTGCATCTGTATACCTTCTCCGTAATCGACTAGGGCGTGTGTCTATGAAATCAGACATCGTCATCCTGGTCGGCGTTGGGATCATGGCAATTATGCTACGTTTAACTTCTGCCAGCCTTTTTCGCACTACTCCTTTGGTAGGCTGTGGAGGGGGGACCAATGAAGAACCGTCCTTGCTCTTGACAAGAAACCGCCTCTCCACCAGCGCCCGCAACACATTTTTCAGAGAATGGTTGTGTGCAGATATTTCATTTCCACGCACTCCCATCCCCTCTAATTTGAAGAACTTCCTGATTTTGGCTTTCTTCACGCCAAGGGAGACTACCTTCACCCCGCGTGTAACTCCAGGACCTAGCTCAGGCACAAATTCATGTAAACTCTGAGTATAGTCCGTAGAGGTATCCACGGCAGCTGTCTCCCGCGGTATCCATCATCTAGGAAGAGGTTTTCCAAGTCTAGGTTCAAGCAATCCAGCTATCCCCAACTCTTCATTGGTATAAAACACCACAACCTTGGCCAAGTCTTGATACTCAGCAATTGATTGCAGGTTAAAACAATGTAACTTGAAAAACTCCCGCAGCTTATTATCGACCAGGCAATTTGTTGCCTTATCAACATACATCTCTCCATCATCATCCAATTCAACCCTAAGGGACTCAGGTGGTATAATTGACCTTATCCAAGCCCTAATATAGAGACATGTTTTCAGCTTGCGAGCTACTTTCCTCTTGCGTCTAACTGCCCGACGGCGAACTTTTTCATCACCAATGTCAGGTTTGGAAAACCAACGGGCCATAAAACCTCTAGGTTCATGATTACCAAAGAGCTCTAGTTCACCATCAACATATTCTGAATTTGGTGTTCCACATAGCACTCCATGTTCATTTTCACTAGCGTTTTCCAATTGACGCAGAATTTGAGGGTCCAAGACAGGTAACGGAGGAGGATCAGGAGAGGTAACCTCAACACGGAAGTCTCCATCTTCTCCATTAGTTTTCTTGAGTCTATGATTCTTGGCATAGTCTTGCAAGTCTTG